TGCGAGATAACCCCCCCATCTTAAGGATGGAGCTTGTCATAATTTTCTTATGACTCGCTTCGACTACGATGCGGTCAAAGCTACTATCTATCTTTCCTTTTGGGAAGATTAGATATCTCCGGACTGGCCTAGTTCTAGGACTCAGTTTGGTTTAGAGAAAGTAGGGAGTACCTACTTGTGGAACGCAAGAAATACTAGCTAACAGCTATCGGTACCCGATAAGGATACTGTAGGTTAGCCATAGGTGGTGTTTGGTCTGGCGTCCCATGTTTTACATGGAACAGCGCAGATTTCGCCCCTTTATCCATACCCCTTCGGGGCTGGTGTAAAAGTTTGATACCACTATATTAAAGTATATAGCGGACAAGGTCCTTTCTAGGTCACGAAATGTGTCCCAAAAAGGTATCTATCAGAAACAACTAAGAAAACTTAGATGCTCTGGGAGGATCCTTATCTCACTGTTATTACTTTGCCCCGGAATGAGTGGATCTTTCTTCTGTAAAGAATGGGGATCCAGAGTCATTCCTATCAGAACACAAATATAAAAATGAAATTCTCTTTTAAGAACTTGAAATTTATACTTGTCAATGATCAGGGAGCTCTAAAGGATAAGGAGACAAAATTGATCTCACCTCTAGACTCGCAAGGGTTTAGAGTCTTTGCAAAAACGTATGCCTGACGAGTGGTCAGTAACACATTTTTGAAAAGAAACCATATTACAGCTAAACTTCAGCTTACTTATAGGTTTGTAAATTACATCATATCGCTTTCTAAACGACATGGTGCAAACTACTCTATTAAGTACTTAAAAGCTTCAGCGCTAGCACTTCAAAGGTCGATCGCAGGGTCTCCGGTCAAGTCTCTTCGAGAGATTGAACCCGAGTTGGCCCTTCCTCGCCTTAGTCGATCTGGTTTGCCTATCATTATAGGCTTAGCGGACCGGCGGGCGATAAAGAGCGGATCTGTAACGGTTATTAGATTCTGACTTAGTTTATTTAATTTCTATAGAATTTTGTCTATGGAATTTAAACCTAAGTTAGATACCATTACAGCCCCGTATTCTGGAACAGAGGCTTCGATGAGTGAGGGAAAAGAGTGGCTGCAGTTTTCTGCTAGTCAACTTTTCCATTACTTCAAGGAGCCAAAGTGGAATACTGGATCTATTTTGAAGATTTGGAAGGCTTCTTCTACCTCCAAAGTCTCTTGGTACGGTATCTTTACTGATTTAGTATTGATACAACGTTCCAACTATCAGTATAAGGGTTTACCCCTTATTCACTGATTGACTGAACTTATATATTTAAGTGATAATAAAATTGCTAAAGGACAGGCGTTGCATGATGACTCTTTATATTCACTTTTTATATATGTTCGTGAGACTTTAGGTTTCATCTCACCTACATCTATAGCCTTCTGGAAGATTTCTGATCTTCCAACGGCGTTACAGATGTTTCCTACAGGACATCGTTTCCGTAGGTTATGAGAAGAAGGTGAAGAACTGGCTCTCGGACGTCTTTCTCCTAAAGAGGAAGCAGCTGGGAAGCTTAGGATCTTTGCTATGGTAGATGCCTGGTCTCAGTCCGCTCTTAAGCCCTTGCACGAGTATCTTTTTGGGATATTACGGCAATTGCCAAATGATGGGACTTTTGATCAGGAAGCTTCGGTTCGCCGGGGGGCTGTCAAGGCAGCAGAGGCAAAGGTATCATATTCCTTTGACTTATCTGCGGCTACTGACCGCCTTCCCATTGAACTTCAGCATGGTGTTCTATGTCAACTGCTTGGGTCGGATTTTGCTGATGCCTGAAGGGGAGTTTTACTTTCCCGAGAGTATTCGATGATGAAGAAACAGGCTGTTCACTATGGATTAACCACTCCGGATGAGGACCTAAAGGTGACCTACTCTGTAGGTCAACCAATGGGTGCTTACTCGTCTTGGGCTATGCTGGCCCTTGTCCATCATTTGATATTACAGGTTTGTAATATCAAGTGTGGAAAAAGGGGTGCTTGAGCCACAAATTATGAGGTTCTAGGAGATGATATTATAATCTTTGACTCTGATGTTGCTCGTGAGTATCTTTCATTTATGGAAGGTATTGGCGTGGGAATTAATCTGTCAAAGAGTGTAACTTCTCCTAGTGGATCTACTTTGGAGTTTGCCAAGAAGACTATACACAACAAGGTTGATGTATCTGGTTTTTCTTGACGAATGTTCAAATCCTTAGCTCCTTTCTCAAAAGGACGACTGTCTCTGGCCATGACCTTTTTCTATAAAGGTTATGGTACCTTGGGACGACTCCTGAATATTAACTTACCTTCTGGTAAGTATATTCGTGAGATCGGCGACGATATGAAGCGGCTGGCAATGACTAAGGTAATTACCGGGTTATTAGCTGGGCACGAATTATCGGTGGAGCAAGTAGTACGTATGTTGGTAAATCCGAAGGAGGAGGCCGTGTTCAAACCTGACGCGTCCAAGGTCCTAATCCCTATGAGCCAACTATCTAAATTAATAGTTTCGGTCTCAAAAGGTGAGCCCTTTGATCTAAGATATCTCGATCAATGGAATCGGAATTATACCTGAGAATCTAACAAGTCCTTTGTCCATCTACGTTTAGTAGAGTCGATAAGGGATCGTATGTGGAAGATTGATGCTTCTTTTATAGAAGACACAGTTTATAAGCATATGGAGGTTCTTCTCCCATTAACCCTTCTCTCTGTGAGAGGGGCCGTTCGGAGATTTGTGGAAATTGCGTGGGTCTGACCTGCCGTTCGTGACTTAGTTTCAACTTTTAATAAGTTGGGACTTAGTACGGGTGACATGTGACTTTGAAGCCCTACTCGAGGACTTACTAGACTGTGATTAAGAAAAGATAATCTTCATGACCAACTTTTCAAGTTGGATATTGAAACCCTAGTAAAGATCGAAGAAGCGTTGCAATCCTTCAAGGCCTCTGTTTCAACAGAGGTGGCTGAAGCGGTAAAGACCAAGGAAACCTTCTGGAAGGATGTGCTTCATGATATCATCAGATTCATGAAACCGCGTCTTAATCTTAGATTTGGTAGATTTGGTTTAATGCCGGGGAACAGGGAGGATGAGAAAGTTGAATCAGTTCCGTTAGAGGACACTTTACCGATTAAAGTTCTTGGTAGAACTATAAAAGTTAGGGTTAATCTATTTGGAAAAGGCTCTCCTTTTTCTCCTAAGAAAAGCTAATCGGGAGCATGGCGACGTACTGAAGTGACTGCG